GTTAAATGTATACGATATTGTCAACATTAACCTTTACTGGGGCAATTCTCGGATACCTCTTCGCTATTTGCCCTGGTCTAATTTCACAGCGCAGTTGCGGTACTGGCAAAACTATGTGGGTAGACCCGTTTGCTTTTCAGTGTACGGACAACAACAAATCTACATTGCACCCATCCCAGATCAGCAATACTACATTGAAGTAGATACCAACATATTACCGAATCCTTTGTCATTGAATAGTCCAAATGACGTTGACACCATCATTGATCCGTATTCAACGGCTGTGCAATACTACGCAGCTTATAAAGCCAAATTTTACGAACAATCTTACGGTGAGTCTGAAATCTTCAAGCAACAATACGATAAACACATTTTGAACGTGCTCAACAGCGTGTTCACGAGAAGAATTCCTGATCTTTATAGTTCTGGAGGTTAAACATGGCCTCCGCAGAACAAAAGAAATCTTATGAGGTTATTAAGCAGTTTAAAGGGCTTAACACAAAAGCCAACAGGACTGCTATTGATAAAAACGAGTTTTCTTGGTTAGAAAATGCCATGCCTGTTGGGTTTGGCAACATGAGAATTATTCCTACAAGTTCTAATGTCAACAATGGTGGAAATAGCGTTGTTTTTACCAGCAATGTAACCACATTGTTTTCTGCCAATATCAATGATGATTATATTGTTGCTGCTGAATCTGACGGTAGTATGCAAGCCTATGATTTGCAAGCAAGTGGAATGGTCACTATTGGAAATTCTGGAACTTTTTCCAATACAAGTGTTTCATTTGCTCAATATCAAAATACAGATTTTTTTATTGGAGATCCCAATAATGGTTTGTTTGATTGGAATGGTACAAGTTTGATCCCCGTTGGGTCTGTTGGTTTAATTGCGATTACAAATCCTGGTATCAATTACACATCTGCTCCCAATGTCACCATTTCTGCACCCAATAACGCTAATGGTGTACAAGCAACAGCTGTAGCCACAATTACTACTGGTTCTGGCGGTGTACAAAGCATTCAAGTCATTTCTGGTGGTTCTAATTACACATCTGTTCCTACGGTAACCATCAGCACGCCCGATGTGCAAGGTGGAAACACCGCTGTAGGTGCAGCCACCATTTCTGGTGGAAACGTGGTTGCCATTTCTGTCGTTTCACCAGGATCAGGTTATCTCAACCCCCCGTCTGTAACCATTACGGGCGGTGGTGGATCAGGCACAAGTGCAAATGCAGCTTTGTCTAGTGGCATTGTTAATTCAATTACCCTCACAAATGCTGGTTCTGGATACACAAGCCAACCTACAGTCACATTATCAGGCGGTGGTGGTTCTAATGCTGCTGCAATTGCCGAATTGGTGACTTTTGCCACGGGTACGGTGTCTGTTCATGTGATCAACGGAGGCACAGGATATGGTGCTTATGGCAATCTAGCCGTCACCATTACTGGTGGAGGTGGTGCAAATGCAAATGGAACCGCCATCATTAGCGGTAACGTGATCACAGAAGTGGTGATGAACAATCCAGGCTCTGGATACACTTCTACGCCTTCTGTGACTTTGGCGAGCAGTAATCAAACGGCTAATCTGACTGCATCTGTCAATTTAAATCAAATTGTGGATGTTGCGACTTTTAGTAATCGTGTTTGGGTGGCTGCTGGTCGTACTGTTTATGCTTCTGCGTCTACATCTCCCACGGATTTCACGTCTGTATCTGCTGTTGCATTTAATATTCAGGACAGTACGTTACACGGCAACATTCAAGGCTTGTTGTCAGCCAATAACTTCTTGTATGTGTTTGGCGATGACAGTATCAACGTGTTTTCTGACCTTCAGGTGACTTCTACAGGGGCCACGGTGTTTACCAACACCAACGTGTCAGCGTCTATTGGTACTAAGTGGATTTACGCCATATTCCCGTATTTTAGGTCTGTTTTGTTCATGAACGACTACGGTATTTATGCCTTGGTTGGTTCTACAACAACCAAGATTTCAGACCCTCTTGATGGAATTTTCCCTTACATAGACTTCACCAAGCCTGTGACGGCTGGTCAGGCATTGCTCAACAACATCTTGTGTGCGGTGTTTAACTTTTATGTAAACAGTTCTTTTCCGTTAGGTCCAAGTGGATCTAGGTACATTCAAGCTATTTTCTTTGAGAAAAAATGGTTTATTTCTAGCCAAGGAAGTATAGATTATGTAACTTCTGTTCCTTTTGGTGGAAAAGTCAATTTATATGGCGTAGATAATAATAATGTATTAAAACAGCTTTATAGTGATTCTTATTCCCCAATTAGCAGTTATATTCAAACTGCTTTGCAAGACATGGGTGATCCAATTCGTACAAAGCAAGCCTTAAAATTTGCGGTTGAAGCAACAGGCGCAACAGGTGCTCCTTTGAATGTAACGGTTGATTCTGAATATGGTTCAAGCCCCGTTGTAACTTTATTAGACCAAGCAACATGGGCAAATAATTATGGAGCTATTATTCCTTGGACTAATAACTCTGGCAATCAAATTGTTTGGGTAGAGACGCTTGGATATTTTTTATATGAAAATGATGCAAGACAATATGGAAAATATTTAGGGTTAACACTAACATCAAACACTGCTGGATTTATTGTTAACACATTTGAATTTGAACATGAATTAAGAGTAAGGTTTTAAAATGAGCACAGTTCCATTTACTTTTGCAACGGCAACCAGTCCAATTCCTCTGTCTGAACTAGACGCAAATTTTGCAACTATTTATGCTTCATCTAGCAATTTAACAGTGTCATCTACTGTAACAACCACATATACCGTTACTCCTAATTTTACTGCCGGCAATAATAGTTTAAAAGTTTACGTTAATGGAAGCAAACAAATTATTGGATTAAATTACACAGAAGCATCTGATGGAACTTCTGTAACTTTTACAAGTTCTTTAAATGTTGGCGACATTATTGAATTTACAGGATAAATTATGTTAAAAACAGTTCAACTTATCAATACAAGTTCTTTTGGAAATGGTACTGTTATACAGGTTGAGGGTAACGGTACTGTCAATGGTATTACTTTAACGGGTAATGTAACTACCTCTGGCAACTTAACTTTAGGCGGTACGTTAAGTAATATTGCCAACAGTCAGTTATCCAATAGCTCAGTAACTATTGGAAATACTTCTGTTTCTTTAGGAGGCACAGTTACTTCTTTTGGAAATGTTACATTAACTAATGCAACAATTTCTTCTTTATCTACGGCAATTACAACAGCAGAAGGTGGAACAGGACTTAGTGGTTCAACTCCATTTACAGCAAATGGAATTTTGTATGCTAGTAGTACAAGTGCTCTTGCTACATCATCAAATTTAACTTTTGATGGCAATAGTGTTGTTAATAGTTCTTCTGGAACAGGCACAAACGCATACGGATTTCAAGTATCTTCAAGTTTGACTGGAGCAACCAATAACTATGGTTTTTATGGAAACATAGCATCAGGCACAGGTCGTTACAATTTATATATGGGTGGTACAGCTAATAACTATATGGCTGGTTCGTTAGGTATTGGTTCTTTACCTTCTGCCACACAAAATTTATATGTAAATAAAAATGTAACTGGTAGTACTTCTGCAGGTTCAGTAACCGCTACTTTTCAGATTCAATCTGATGTAACTTTTCAAGCTACAGGATTTTCAACCTATGTAACAACGGCTGCATCAGCATTTACATTAACAACCTTAAAACATTTTAATACTAACCAAAGTGCATTAGGAGCAAGCTCTGCAATTACAAATCAATATGGGTATTATGCTGATGCTTCTTTAACTGGTGCTACAAATAACTATGGTTTTTATGGAAGCCTAGCAGCAGCTACAGGCGTATGGAATTTGTACATGGCTGGTACAGCTAATAACTATATGGCTGGTCAGTTATCTATAGGAACAACAAATACTACTAATGGATATTTTTTTATAGGCGGTGCTCAATCTACTGTTTCTTCAATGGCTTATATTGGAGGAACAAATACTTATGCTGGAACATGTATTGGTTTAGGTGTTTTTCCAACTTTAACAGGAACTGCTGCTACTACTGCAGCATACGGAACAAACAATAATCCTACATTTACATTAGCTTCTGGAGCTACAGTAACTTCAATAACAGGATTAAATAATAATCCATCTTTAAATTCCACAACAACACCAACAAACATATTTGTAAATAATTCTAAAATATCTTTGGCTGCTGGAGCAACTGGTGGGACTGTAGGGTCTACTTATGATTATTATGCAAATAATCCTTCTTTTGATGCTTCTTCTACAACAGGGATAACAAATTATTTTAAGTATTATTCAGCTAATACAGCAGGAACAGCAAATAATGCAATAGGAACTGTTTATGCTTTTTATGCTAATCAAGCATCTTCTAATACTGGCGTAACAAATAACTGGAATTTTTATGCTGCTGGTACTGCGCCAAATTATTTTGCTGGTGGTTTAAGCATTTATGGTGCAACTGCTGTACCTGTTGGTGGTACTGCTGGTGTAGGGTATAAGTTTTCTTCTACAGCCAATTTAGGCGTATTTTTTGGCTCTGGAGCACCAACATTATCAGCAGCACAAGGTTCGTTATACATAAGAACTGATGGCTCATCTACTTCAACTCGTCTGTATGTTAATACAAACGGCTCTACAACATGGACTAATGTAACAACAGCAGCATAAGGATAAATATGACAACTTTAATTCCAAAATATGACCAAGGTGCTACAAAAGCAATCAATAGACCAATTAATTTAAAATTAGCAG